TACTGTCTGGGGAAACACTTTTAGTTTGTTCTGCTTCCATATCTTTAAAATCAACAATCTCATGATCTGAGTTTAAAAAAGCTAATGTTAACGGATATGAAACATTCTTATTCCAAAATGAGTGTTTGCCTTTTGATGGAAAGATAAAATAAGCAACTTCAAAATCTTCTAAAGGTTCGGAATGCATTAGGCCCTTTTGCAACAATTTGTCATTATTAGCAATAAGTCTTAAATCAAACTCGCCTTTAAAATCATCAGTCAGTCATATTTTCTTGAATGTTGATTTCTTGGAAGCAACTTTAACATTTTGCGCTTCTGTTAAATCAAACTTTTCTTTCTTTCTTGCTTTCTTAAATTCATTAACTGGATCTTTTAAATAAGCATCTCTAAGAGCAACTCTACCCTTTTCAGTTAATGTGACTGCTCTTCCGCTGCCTGTTAATAATCCAGCAGTTTTGAGTGCAAGAAGATCATTGTCATGAATAGTCTTAGGAACATTACAAACCTTTGCATCTTTGATGTTATTAAGCATATTTGCAGCTGTAACTACATCGTTTTGATTCTTCTCAATTTCTTTTAATAAATCGATATGCTTTTGGCTTACAATTACCTTTGCTTCTCTTGTTGGCTTGGATAAACCTAAAAGTTGAATTTGAATATCTGAAAGACCTAAAGAAGACATTTGAACATTGTCATTATCTTCTGGAAAGTTGTTTAAAGATTGAATTGGTAAAGGCATAATTTTCTCCTATCTTGGGTTTCTGTTCAAATGGCCTAAGCCATCTGCAACATTTTGCTCATAAGTATTTTCGAATAAATAACTACTCAAATCACCACGAGACACATCGTCGTCTAATCCAATGTTTTTTGATTCTGGTGCTGGGTCTTCATAAGTAATTCCACCACCTGAAGGACCGTGATTTTTAGCTTCTATGTTAAAATATTCAGGATTTGAGGCTTCATCATCTTTGGATTCTGGCACTCTAAATCTGTCTTGCTTATCTAATCTTTTTGCATCAATTTCTACATCTTCTTCAGTGTCTTCAAAAGGAACAACTCTGTTTACTGTGTCGGTTGTCATGAAGTTGCCGTAGTATTGAGCAATTCTAGTAAGCTTGTATGTTATTTTGTCAGACTCACGAAAGTTCCCTGACTTGTCTAATTTGTTACATACGCTCAATGCATTTGCAATAGTCATATCCATATCGTAATATCTATAATTTCCTAAACGACCACCAATAATTAAGTTCTTGGTAAACTTTTGATAATAATCTTTGTATCGTTCATATATTTGATTATTCTTTTCATCATTGACAGAATAATATGGATTGCTATTTAAATCTTTTAGATTATAGTTTTTAGAATATTCATAAGTAATCAAGTCGTTTTTTGACTTACTTTTTGTGAAATGCTTGTGCTGTATTATTCGATTCCAAGATGTATTCTCGTTAGGGTAATTCATTTGAGAACATCCTTGGAAATCAGTCATAACTTCATAATTTTTGAAATCAAGAGATCTATATTCTAAATCTCCATACATATAATCAAAATATCTTTCAATTTGGCCGGTATACACTACTTTATGAGCTTTTGATTCCCAATAAGATCTATCATTAAAGAAGTCAACATTTAATTCAATATCGATACCTTTAAGTAGTTTTTCAAATATTGGTGTGTATCCATTAATTGGTATACCTTGATATACATCTTGGTCTGGATAATAACTATCATCATATGTATATCTAATTGGTAATCTTTTGATAATTGATGATGGTAAATATTTAGGTTCTTTGCCCCATTGTTTTTTTGTGTAACCGTAAATAAGAGTTTTGTAAAGAGTGGGGCCAACTAAAGAAAGTATATGGTCTTCTAAGTTTTTTGGATTTTCACAAGGCACTATTTCAGATTGTATTCTTGCTATAGCTTTATCTGGAGTATTTACTTCTGGCCATATTTGATTAATTGTTGATAAATTAATAGGTAGAGAATAAGTTTTGCCTTGGTTTACAGCTTTAACTCTATGAGAATAATTATTAAAGCTAGTAAATTGATTCAAATAATCCCATATATATTTTTGTGAGGTGTGAAATATGTGAGGGCCATATTTATGAATGTGATAATCTTCATATGGTTCAGTGTAACAATTGCCACCAATATGATTTCTTTGATCTATTACTAAAACTTTTTTGCCTATTTTATTAGCTTCATATGCAAAAATGGAGCCGAATAATCCGGCTCCAATAATCAAATAATCATATGCCATACATATATTTTACAAATTGGAACCTGCCCATGGAACTCTTGGGAAGTTACCTTGACCTTTCAATCCTGGGTTATCATCAAATCCAACTTCATCATCGCCTTGTTTATGTCTATCGTATTCATTATTCAAAGCATATTCTTGAGTATGTAATTGCTGCTCGATAGTTTTGTTTTGTTCTGTTGGATCATAATTATCAGCAGAACTTCTTCCTGAAAATGATGGATATGCAGCATCTGGATCTAAAGTATCTAAAATAGTTGGTTCATTTCTAAAACCATCTGTATCAGGAGTATATTCTCTTCTTTGTTCTTCAAAGTATTTATCAATATCTGCACCTTCAGTTAACAATGGAGTTTTACCAAGGTGCGCATTTGAAAATTGTGCATCATAAAATGGATTATCATCAGGACCAGAAGGTGTAATGTTGTCTCTTCTTCTGGTTGTAAAATCCTTGGCTAATTTCAAAAATTGACTTGAAGAATAATGCAATCTTTCAGGCTTAATTTGCGCTGGAACTTCATCTTCATAATCAAACTTTTGCTTTTCTTTATATTGTCTTCTTTTGGAAAGTGATTCTTCCATAGAAATATAAGATTCTTTATTATCGGTATGTTTGCTTTTTTTAGCTTCGGATTCCATTAGAGACTTGTGTTCTCTTAATTTAGCTCTTAATTTAATTCTTTCTCTTTCAACAGGATCAAGAATATCAATATTTCCCAACACATCATCTTCTTTAGATGTATGGAATGGAACTAATCTAGCTTCAAAGTTTCTAGTTGCATCATCATCTGGTGGATTATGAGTTCTTGCTAAAATCGATTCAAAGCCTTGGTCTGTAATAAACTGGTTGTAGTCACCATAATTTCCGCCACCAGGACTACCACCAGGAGCCCAAGCACCTGAACCTGCTCCACCAACACCACCAAAACCAGCAGCTGTTTTAATATTCTTTTTTGAAGACATTTGTTGAGAACCTCAAAGACGGATAGTTATCTTATTCTTCCGCTCATATTAATCGTCCTTGACTTAGGTAAAGTTTTTGCAATCTTGGCAAACAATGCTTCATAAGAAACAGCCGCCACTGCATCACAGATATCATCGTGATATCCAGACAATGCTTCAATTGCAAATCTTTTTCCTTTCCATTTCTTTTGAAGGAATAAGAATTGAGTTTTAGCTTCTTTGATTTCGTTCAATGGATGTTTGTTACCAGATTTATCTAAATAAGCTCCACCAGAAATATCATAAATGTCAATTCTATCTTCTCTAATTAATGTGGCTAATTCGGTGTAAATACTTTCTTTGTAGTTTTTATTGAATTGTTTTTCTACAATCGGAACACCTAATGTTTGAAGTTTAATTACTGAAGATTGTGAATTCCATTGGTCTATACTTACTTGTTTAAATCTAAATCTTCTATGTAAATCTAGAACATATTCTTCAATTGTTTTTTCTTCTATAGGTTGGTTTTTAGTTAATGGATTCCAGAAGTGTATATGGTCAATTACGATTCTTCTCATAATTCTTCCATCAGCACCCATTTGTCCAATGATAGCTTCGGTATGTGCAACAGCTAAAGCATAATAATCAGAAGTTCTAGCAGGATCCAAATGACAGAAATAATCATGCATTCCAAATCCTTGTTCAGCTCTTTTAACCATTGACATAGAAGAAAAGAATCTGTTTATGTCATCTTCTGCAAACATAGGATCAGAGGATGAAGCACCAAACTCCGCACCATATTGCATTTGATATTCAGTAGGGTTTTTCTTCTTTTCAGACTCTAAGAAATCTCTGTCAATATACCAATTGGGCCTTTAGGGTTGGAAAGCATCATCATCTTTCCATCTCTACCAAAAGTTGCAAGAGAAGGCTTTAGGTCATTATATAAATCATAGTCAAGGCCAGAATCAGGGTTATCTCCAGCCATAGCAGCAATTTCGTCCATGATCACACTCCAACAAGTGAGACCAACGAGACCTGATGCACTACTGGAACCGCATTTTAAAACTAATGATCCAGAAAAAAGATTTAGTCCATTTGCTTCTCTTCTTTCATTTTCTTTGCGGTCATTTTCAGTAAAGAACCGCATTTCTAATTCTGTATCTTTTCCGATATAGGGTTGGAAAAATGGAGAAGCTAATACAGTTTGTTTAAGTTTAGCGAAGATAGCATTTTTAGCCTGTTCTTCATTCTTAGCCACGTTCAATAGATAAATAGCATCGAACTCCATCAAACCATATCTAGCTTGAGGATGTCCCATAGAAATTAGTCTATATAGCTCATATAAACCAATTGCAGAAACAAGGAAGGATTTACCGCTACGTCTTCCAAGTACTAAAACTAATTCTTGAAACTTATATCTGTTTTCGCATTTGTCCATAATCTGCATACGCAATTTTGGATCAAACTCTTCAGAATAAAGTAAATCCTTTTCTGTTTGGAAATTATCTATAAATGGTCTTTCTTCAAGTTGTTCAATTTTCTTTAAAGCATCAGGGTTAGTTGCATTATCTTTTTCATGTTCAAATCTTTGTTTGATTATGTCTTTATCCATTCGATCACAAGTCAAACAAGGAGAGTTAATTACAGAAAATGATGCTTTGAATGGTCTATTTTGTTTGTGCATTTCAACAGACTTATGCTCATTTTTTTTTACAAAATCCCAGACACATCCATTACATCCAATTCTTTCTTCCTCTGGTATATCTTGAATTACTAGATCTGTATTGCCTTCCTGGCCCATATAGAAGCACTTTAATATAAGTCTTTGTAGAGGATAGGGTTTTAGATTACAAAAATATGGATGTTCAATAAAAGTGACAATATCAACAATCTGATCTGGGTTAAATCTTGTTTTGTCAGGTTTTACTGGTGGTGCAATTTCAGATCTAACATTAGGCGCAACTTCATCAGCAAACTCTTCTGCATATTCACTGTCTTTAAACTTTTCAGATGCTTGGTTTGCTTGTTGAATTAGTTGTTGTCTAATCTCATTTTGCGTTAATGTAGCTTTGGATGCGTTTTTTCTCATTAATTTTCTTGTTTAAGCTTCTCTCTCAGCTTTTTCAATTCATCTCTAATCAATCTTTTATCATGTTCACTTTCTAGCTTGTCATGTAGTTCTGCTAGTATCTCGAATATGTTGATTGAGAATACACCCTGGTTATCTCTTTTTTCTTTGATATCTAGGATTTTACTGATAAGCTTTTCAACCATTGCAGCTCTTTTCAATTTCAGGTCATTATTCTTGCTACAATCAATACCTCTAACATCATCAAGCTCTACCATCAAAGCAGTGAGAGCTAATTGATTTTCTCTAAAAATCCATGGAGCAATTAATTCTTCTTGATGTTCGTAACTCTTCAAACCAGATGTAACAAGTTTCTTAAAATCACAATGACTATCCATGTGAGTAGAAACTTGTGTCCAGTTTAGTCGTGCTCCATAATGTCGTTCAAAAAACTTGATTACAGCCTGAGATTTCTTTCCGCTTTCAAGATATACATGTTCTGCAATATTTCTTAAATGGGATGAGCAAATAGCACACCTAACCTCTATAAATTGAGGGTAGGTAATGTCTGCCATATGATCAGGAGGCAAGGGAATTAAAGGCTGATCAGTTTCTTTGATATCTTTGAAATATCTAATAGAAGTTTCAGGTAAGTTTTCTTCTACTTGAACTAATGAATTGATAATATTGTCTTTTGAGTTAGCCATGTTACTATAATTTTACAGATAAAAGAAAAACCCGTCGAAATCGACGGGTTTAGTAATATTATTTATATAATTAAAAGTCTAATGCTCTTTTCAATCTTTGATAAGGGGAAACTGTATCGGCAGCTGAAACCATAAACTCGTCAGCAATACCAAATGTTTCGTAATTACCCTTTGTAAATTTTTCTGATGATGAAGTGCCTGCAGCCAAGTTGACTGTTGCTTCACCCTTTCTATTTGCAACTTTGAAAATCTTATTTGATTTGTCAGCTGCTGTAATGACAGGCTTATCGCTTTGTGCTACTAAAACAGAGTTCAATAATGCTTCTTCAACCCATGGTTTTAATTCAGCATGTAAGTTGTTTTTGCCATTTGCGGATGTTTTAGCTAATTCTGCTAATCTTACCCATGAATCAAATGATTTTTCATCTGCTTTAACAATTGCATAAGGACCTGAACAAAGTCTCTTAGCAAACTCTTTAGCACTTAATTTTACTAGACTTCTTTCTATAATTGGAGCACAATCGGCATACTTTGTTGGAACTACTGAAACTTCGATTGTATTTTTCTCAGCTACTGCATCTTTCTCATCGAAAACCTTAGAAGCAACTCTTTTTGCGAGATCTAAGTCAAAGTTTTCTACAGCCAAGAGTTCAATAACATCGCTCTTGCCTAATCCTTTTTCTTTGAGATTTGAGGCCATTCTTTTAGCTACAAGGTAAGCACCATCTGCATGTTGCTTAAGTTCGTTGCGCCAATTGTAAATAAAGTCATCATTATTTTTTTCGGACACTTTAGACTCCCCTTAAATAAATAAATTTGCAAATTTATATGTCAAAATAAAAAACCCCTTGAATCAACTAGGGGTTTTAAAAGTTCAACATATGAATATAGTACAAAATATGCTCTAAAATATTCCATCGTTTTTGAAAGAATCACTCAAAATAGCTCTTAATTTGTCTAAAGCTCTATCAAGCCTCTTACTAAATGCTGCTTGTTGTATTCCAAGTCTTTCTGCAGCTTCTTCTTGTGTTAGTTCTTGAAAAAAATAAAGATCAATCGCTTCTCTTTGTTTTTCATTTAATTGTTGCATTGCTTCATCAATAACAATCTCATTATTCACTCTGTTGAATGGATCAAAGTATGTATGAATTACTATATGTTCAGTTGGTTCTGCTTTTACATCAAATACATTTTTGAAGTGCGATAAAAGAGCATGGTCTATTCTAGTTGATAAATAATATGAGAAATAAGATAAGGCAGGATCGTAATTCTTACTTAATTTCTGTAATACAAAGATAGATTCGTGAACTAAATCTTCTTTGTGTGAAATTAAGTTTTTATCTTTTGCTAAACATCTTGAAATTGCTGAAAAGATTAAAGGTTTATAAAAGCTGAACAATTCAAAAAGTGCAGAGCTCTCATCTTCTTTTATTTTTTTAACTAACTCATTAATGTATATGTAATGTTCATCAATCATTACTATAGTTATACGACATGACTTGATATAATCTCTTGTTTGATAAGCACAATGAGTAGTAAGGAAAAACTATTTCTGTGCTTAAATTGTTTCTCAAATCTACAACCACATTCAGAGTTGATTGTATATATCTCGATATTTCCTCAGTAGATAAATAGGTTTGATTATAAGCAATTTGAAGTCTGATTGGATTTACTTGCTTCAAAGGAATGTCTTGCTCTATTTCTTTAAAGTCAGCATTGAGGTATTTCTTGACATATTTGGACAAGCTCAAATCTTCAAGCATATCGTTATTATTAATTTTGTTCTCTTTGAATTCTGCAATTTTTAGATAGAAAAACAATTGAGAAAGAAAGACCATCAGTATCATTTGGTGGCCATGCGATTCATTTAAATCAATCAAGCCTTTTAATATTTCAGAAGGCTTACCATACATACAGACATTAAAGAAATCAAATATGTTCTTGTTATGATCATTGAATTGGAATATCTCTACGTCTGCCAAATCAATGGTCTTTTTATCCAAGACAGTTAGTTTAGATAGTTCATTGAAAATAAGGGGAAGATCATACACAATTACTTCTTTTTTTGTAGCCCCTGATTTCATTTTGACTATTGTAGATGGTGAATTATTTTGTATCCAATTTTCTGCTTCATAAGATATTGTAAGATTTCTATGGGAAAGCCAATCATTCAAAAACCTTAAAAACCCAGAAACATTAGAATATTCAATTGCGCCATAGTTAAATATTCTTCCAGCTGCTTTACCTTTTGTAGCTAAAGCAGATCTACCATCTAAAGATTCATTGCAGCAGTATATTTGAACGTAGTCAGCATTTATTTTTGATGTTGAAATGGAATCAAAAATTGCTTTGACTTGAGCTGCGTTAGGATTGTATATTTTGACACATTTTTTCTGTTCAAAAATATTTACACCTTGAATAGTGTTTACAATCTTATTAATAGAAGAGTTAGTGTCTAGTCTCTCTACAATTGTGTCTTCAAAGGAAAAAATACGGGAGATGTATTCATCCCCCGTGTAAATGTAAATCTTCTTCCAATTCTCTTCAACAAATGGATTATTCTTCTTCATTTTCATCTTTAGAAACAATTGGCATTAACAAGTGATTAAAGTTACCATGAATCAAGCACAATGACAACTTTTCTTCGTCAATTTCTTTGATCTTGAAAACTAGTTCTTCATCTTCAGTCTTAGAAATACAATCCATCAAATCTTTATGCAGGACTTGAACTTCTCCTGAATTAGCGCTGGAAATACAATCAATCTTATTTTGAGTAGAACCACGCTCTTTATCAGAACCAGTAAAAATAAGAGTATTTGATTTTAACTCAATGTTTATGAATGAGTTTTTAGCAACAAGTCCAGCAAGTTTCAAAGCCTTAGTTAATTCAGTTTTACTTACTTTAAACTCAGCCTTGTCATCTTTGCGGAAAAACTTATTAAGGTCTGGATAGGTTTTCTTGTCAATTTGAACAAGAGACAAAATTAAAGTAGTGTCTTCCCATGATAATTTGAGGTGTCTTTGTCCTACTTGAAATGTTACTGTGTTGTCTTGCAGTAAGTTAATTAATATTTCTGCAGTTTCTTTAGGTACAAAAAAAGATTCAAACTCTGGGCAATTATCACCAATCTTGATTCTAAATCTTGACATTCTTCTATCATCAAAAGAATATGCAGTAAGGTAGGATGAATCAAAGTTCAAATATACTGCATTAATCATACTTTCTTTAGATGTGGAAAAGGCTGTGTAATTTAATGCATGCCAAAGCGAACTACCTGGAACATCAAAAACTGTAGACTTAGGTAGAAAATTGAAAGGGATAAAGTCAGATCCATCATTAGCCAAGACAACACATTTTGCGCTTTTATCACCAAGATGAACAACATTCTTTTCAGCAGAATAAACCATATTAAGCTTATCTGATGTGTATATGTTAGCAAAATCTGAAGTTAAATTAGCTTCACAAGAAAATGTTTCGAAATCATCTTCAACATTTATTTTTGTGTTTATAATTTGCTGACAATAATCATTAATTGTTTGCAAGTAAAGATGATTGTCTTTAGCAAAAAAGTTAAACTCAGAATCAGCAGTACCCTTGAGTGATAGGTTGCAAGTAAGTTTAGCTTTCTTGAAAAGTTTATTTGCAATTACTGTGTCTAATGTTAATTTCAATGTAATTGTCCTTGGAATTCAATTAATGTACCAGGAAGCACTTTCCCAAATTCTTTCAAGATGATAGAAATAAATATATCTTCATCTGAGCAAGAAACCAAAATATTATTCTTGTAAAAATTCCAAGAAGAATTAACTTGACGAAGTACATCCATTTTATTGATAATAAGTTTTGTAACACCATTCATTTGACAAGCTGTAATAACTTCATCAAGATTCAACCAATCTATTTGCCTTGGTCGTCCTGTTGTGGCGCCATATTCTTGACCAATTTCTCTGAGTTGTTCAAATCGCTCGTCGTCTTTTTGGTATCCTTTAGCTCCAACATAGGTGCTATAACACTTGATAACCCCGACAACGTTCCCAACTTGCTGATAATTGAAACCATTATTTAATACTGCTCCTACTCCAGTG